TCGCCCGGCGTCTGGAATCCGGAGCCGGGGAAGAAGCCGCCATCGAGGCGCACGTTGTTCTTCCACGACGTCTCGAGCGAGACGATGTTTTTGTTCGAGACGTAGTTGACGCCGTTGATCGAGAGCGCGAGCGAGGCAGAGGGCAGCAGTTTCTCCAAAGTTGCCGCGGGCATGGTGATGCCCGACGGCTCGACGTACTTGCCCGAACCCACGAACTCGACCGTGATCTTCGAATTCGCGCGGCCTGGCCCCGAGCCGATCGAGATAGTCCAGCCTTCGACCACACACCCCACGGCCATCCGGTCCACCACGACGCCCGCGCCTGGGCGGATCTGCTCGACGAAGCTGAAGTAGGGCAACTCGGCCGCATCGCCGTTTGCGGGGAACAACGGCGTACAGGTGTAGGTGAAGTTGGGCGTTGTGCCCGACTTCACGACCTTTCCGAGTCCGAACGCCATCGCCCAGGCGCCGATCTCCGCGCTCAGATACTTCTCGAGTGTCCCGTTCACGTCCCAGGACGTTTGGAACGACTGCGTCGGAAACTCGTGGCCTTTACCGAATTCTTCGGCGTCGTTTTCGGTATTGAGCTTTGGGTTGGCGAGCGCGGCGTTGAGCTTGCGCAACTGCCACATCTGGACGCCAGTGTTGGGCGTCGCGATGTCGGCCTGCTTCTGCTTACCGAAGCAGATCTGGATTTCCTGCATCCGCGTGACGGACATCAGGCGTTACCTCCTCTTCCGTGACTTGCCGCCAGCCGCGCACCATGAGCGGGACGATCTTTGCCGGCGTGGCTTCCACTTCCTGCACCTCGCCATCGGGCGAGCGCATGAGCACGGTCTCAGTCATCTCCCATCTCCATAAAGCTGAGCGGCGCCTCGAAATAGTCGAGCCCCTCGGCGTCTGTTTGCCGGTCAATGCGAGGTAGGTCCATCGGGTGGCAGCTCGAGTGCACGGTGGCGTTCAGCATCGGCACGCCCGCCGACGCCGGCACACCCTTGGTGATCAGCCGGAACAGCCGGTAGTAGGCGGTGGGCGGGTCGCCCGAAAATGTCTCCCGCGCCCGCAGGTAGAGAGTCACCTGGTGCCGCCAGACATCGACGCCGCCGAAGCTTCCGGGGCTCGTCCCCTGCCAGGCCGCCATGATCCCCGGCGCGGGCATGTCGTGGATCGCCGCCGCGAGGCTCGCGCGCTTCGGATACTGGTCGTGGTAGGCGAAGATCCGCTGCGGGTCCCCCTCCATCTCGGCGACCAGCTCCGGGATGTCGCGCAGTAAGGCGACCAGGTTGTCGACCAGTTCCGCCGGGTTGATCATCGCTGCTTGCCTCCAAGCGCACGTTCCACGAGCAGGCGTGGCTTCATTGCGTCGAGCATCTTTCGGGCTACCTCCACGACCGCCGCCTTATTCTTCGGCGAAAACACCATCCAGGCTTCGCGCTTCTGGTTGGCCCAGGCCTTGATCCGGTCCTTGCGGGTCGAGACATTCGCCTTGGCCCGGTTCTCGCTCACCGTGCGGACCTGGAAGTTGCGCAGCAGGTCGCCCGAAAAGGTCAGGTTGCGGCGGTTGCCCTTGCCTTTGCGCGTCTTCCAGATCGCGTAGCGCTTGGTGAGCGGCTTGGCGGCTGTGTCCTCCGGACCCTGCGCTGCGGCGAGCCGCGCCTTGACCGCTGCGACGCCCGCCGCGCCCAGCTCATACATCTGCCGCTGGCGGAAGTTGAGCAGGTCGAGCCGCAGTTGCTTCTTCTGATAGACCCGGACACTCGGCATGAATCCTCCCAAGAACTTCCGCGCAATTGCGCTGAAGTCCGAACTTGTGCGCAATTGCCCACAAGTGGGTGGCCGAGACAGCCCACTCTTATGGAAGATCTTCCACAAGTCACGTAGACTTGCGGAGCCGGAGCACAGCGGCGCCCTCGGAATCGGCTTCGATATCGAACACTTTGTAGCGAACGCCGTTGATCTCGATCTCGTCGCCGCGCACCGGCGCCGCGGGCAACCCGACGAGCCGCACAAACAGCACGGCATAGACGCCGGGCGATGCATCCTCGGCCTCCCGCGCCGGCTGAAACACCGCGCGGATCGTCGCCGCGCCGCCCGCCTCGGGCAAGTAGACGACCTCGCGGCCGAACGTTTCGACGACGGCCGCGTTCAGGTCCCTCACCGCCGCTTCCCAACCGCTCATGGTCAGGACTTCGTTCCCTTGACCAGGACCTCGGGCCGCAGGCAGATCGGCAACGGGTTCTGCTGCGTGTGCAGGTCCGTGCCCCGGCCAAACTTCCGCGGCTCCTGCTTGGCGTAAAGCGGCAGCCCCAAGGTGTTCGCCGTCTCGTTGAAGTCGGCTGGGGCGAAGAACGTCCGGAAGGTATTCGCCGTGCCGAGCGGGAAGAAGTGGGCCTCGTCGTCGGCGATGAACTTCCGCACGGCCCCGGAGGCGTCAGTGGCCTGGCCGCGGTACTCCTCAAACGTCACGCCGCCGAACGTGAAGCCTGTCCGGTAGTCGTTGCCGAGCTGCTGATTGCGCTGGTAGTACTGGAAGGCCTCCTTCACCTTGGCGTGCGTCGTGAAGGCGTCGTAGAAGCCCGAAGAGCACAGGCACAGGATGCCCGTCATGAACTCGCCCTTGAGGTTGTCCTCGATGTGGCGCTTCACTTCGAGCACCTTGAGCAGCACCTCGGTCGAGGCTGTGCCCAGCGCGAAGTTCACCGTCTTGGGCGTGATGTCAAACTCGGTGTAGAGGTTGTAGAGCACCGATCCGTCGGCGTCGAGGATCACGCCCTTGAGCGCGCCCATGCGCAGGTGTTCGAGCGTGATCGAGTGCTTGTTGCGCATGTTCTGGAGCTTCAGGGCGAGCAGTTCGGCGAGCGCTTCGGTCTCGGACTCCGAGCCGAAGGCGCGGATGCCCTGGACTTCCTCGGGCAGCACGGCGTCGTCGTGCGGAATGTGCGGGATGACGAACGAGCGGACCTTGCGCTTGCCCTGCGTGCCCACGGTGCCGGGCGCGCCCACAGGCTGCGTGGGCAGAAGGTTCAGCACGCCGCTCATCTCCTCGATGATGACAGTGCGGGTGCGGACGCCGGTGGCGGGCATGAGGTTCAGCTGCTCGAGCCGGCCGTAGGTGTTGGGGATCTTGTTGATGGCCGCCGTGAGAGCGACCATGTTGAAGGCGTCGGTGGCGAATGGATTGAGCATCGGCATCGTGGTTCAGGCTCCTTCCCGGACGAGAATGCCCAGGGCTTTCAGTTGACTGATGGCGGCCGCCTTTTGCGGGCCGGTGATCGAGGCGGGCCAGACCAAGCCCTTGTCAGAGCAGATGGCGTGGCGGGCGATGATGACGCCCGGCTGGTCGGCCGCGCTTGCGTCCACAGGATGCAGAAGCACGCCTGCGGCTGTCTCCGAGCCGTCGGAAGCGGCCGGCGCAAGCTGCGTCACCTTGCCGCTGGCGGTGATGACGCCGATGACGGTTCCGGTCGCGAGGTTCTGGCCGCTCGCGACGGTGACCTCGTCGCGGCTGTAGAGGTTGTCCTCCTCATACTTCAGCCAGTCGCCGAGGTAGTTCGATTCGGATTGAACGGGCATGGGCTACTTTCCTCCTTTCGGGCCGGCCAAGGCCAGGCAGGCCTTGACGACCGGGTTCTCGTCGAGGTTCTGCTTGACGGTCGTGCCCGCCTCGGGCAGAACATGGGACCGGATCTCGTCCCTGTCGGCCTCGGCCCGCAGCGCGAGCAGTTCCTTGCGGACGTCGGCCGCCGACAGATGGCGGCTGATGTAGTCGCCGGCCAAAGAAGGGCGGCCGGCGATCGAGCACAGCACGACGATCTCGGCTGCCTCGGCGTAGCCCTGCTCGCGGGCCTGCGCCTCGATCGCGGCGAGATCGGGGACGGGCGGACTCACGGCCGCCTGGGTGGTTTCAGACACGGGTGTGCCTCCTTTCGTGAACTTGGGTTTTGAAAGCGAATCGGTCATCGCGGCCAGGGCGTCGCGGAATGTGCCGACACGGTCGGCGAAGCCTTGAGCGACGCTGTCTTCGCCGTAGAGGATGCCCGCTTGCGTTGCGCGCACGGCTGCGGCGCTCAGGCTGCGGCGGCGCGCCACGGCATCGACAAACATGCCGTAGAGCCGGTCGACCTCGGCCACGAGCACCGAGCGTGCGCCCTCGGAGAGCGGCTCGTGCGGATTGAAATCGTTCTTGCGGTCTCCGGCGAAGATCGTGGTGTAGCGGAGCCCGTTGGCCGCGTCCCACCCGCTTTGATCCAAGTGCATCGCGATGATGCCCACCGAGCCGACGCCTCCGGTGCGCGTGACCCAGATGCGGCCCGCGGCCGAGGCCAGCAGATAGCCTGCGCTGAGGGCCCAGTCGTCGACCGCTGCCCAGACAGGCTTCATGCGCGCGGCCTCTTCGATCAGGTTCGCCACGTCCCAGGCGCCATTGGCTTCGCCGCCGTAGCTATCCAGGCGCAGGAGAATCCCGCGGACCATCGGATCCGTGGCGGCTTCGAGGATCTCGTTGCCCAACTGCTCATACGAGGTGAGGCCCGACTGCGCCTCCATGCCCGAAGCCCGGTTGACCAGGCTGCCCGAGACTTCGATAACGGCGACACCAGCGTCGGTGACGGCATATGGCCTCCGCGAGCGTTGCTCGGCGAGCAGCGCCGCGTCCACCGCGGGCGGATCGATGCCAAGCCGCGGAGCCAGCACGGCCAGGATCGCCGCGAGCTTCTTCGAGTCGATCATCAGCGGCGTGTTGAACACGCGCGAAGCGATGTGGGAGAGATTCGTCATTGGATCTGCGTGGCGGGCTCTGGCTCTGTGACCCGTTGCCCGTTGCTGGTGGTCTTGCGCGGATCGGAGTCGTAGGTCAGACCGTATGAGTCGGCCCGTGCGTTGTCGGCCGCTGCCTGGCGGTCGACGTCCTCCTCGTCGTAGCCCATCTCGTTGATGACGGCGCTGCGCGGCTTGAAGCCCGCACGGACGGCTGTGACCTCGGCGTTCATGTCTTTGAGCGGATCGACCCACGCCCAGGACGGCGGCCGCCACTCGACGTCGAGGTAGGTCTCAGGATTCCGGGCGTAGTCGCGAGCGTCGATCGCGCCGCTGAGGACCGCTGCTTCGATCCAGGCCCGCCACACCGGGCGGCAGAACTGGTAGACCATCACCTGGTGCTGGAACTGCTCGCAGCGGCGGCGGAATTCGAGCAATCCGGCGCGGATCGAAGAATAGTTCACGCGCTCGAGATCGCCCGTCAACTGCTCGTAGGTGATGCCGAGGCCAGCGGCGATGGCGCGCAACTGCACGCGCATGAACTCGGTGTACATGCCGCCGACGTCGCCCGGCTCGGTGAACTTCACGTCCTCGCCGGGCAACAGCTTCACCATCGAGCCAGGCTCGATGCCGGCCAGCGGCGCGCCGCATGCGTCGGTCTCTCCTTCGCCAGGCTTTGAGCCGATCACCGGATCCTCGGGGTTGTTCTCGGTGATGAAGGCCGCAAACATCGCCGCCAGTTTCTTTCGGACCAGTTCGGCGTCGTCGTACTGGTCGAGTTCGTGAAGCTTCACGAGCACTTGTGTCAGCCACGGCTGGCCGCGATGCTGCCCAGGCCGCAGGGGCTTGTAGATGTGCAGGACCGTGTCGGCCGACACGCGGGCCGTTTCGCCAGCGTTGAAGAACATCAGTTTCTCGCCCGGGTGCTCGCGATAGAGGTGGTAGGCCACGCGGCGGCCAATCCGGTCGAACTCGATCCCGGCGCGGATGACATTGCCGTTCGGCAGGTTCTCGTTCTTCGCCGTCGGCAAGTGCTCGGCTTCGAGCAACTGGAGCTGAAGCGGCACGGTCAACCCGTCCTCGGGCCGGCGGTCGCGCAGGCGCACCAGACACTCGCCGCCCTCGATCGTCGAGCGGCAGACCAATGCCTGGAGTCCGTAGAAATCCGTCAGACCCGCGGCGTCGGCTTCGTCGGTCCACCGCAGCCAGAGTTCCTGAAGCCGCCGCTTCACGGCCGCGTCGGGGTGTTTCGATTGCGGCTTGATGCCTGTGCCGACGGCGTTGCCGACGAAGCTTTCCACCGCGTTGCTCGCCCAGGCGTTGCGGCGCACCATGTCGCGCGAGCGCGAGCGCAGCGCGTCGCCGCCACCAGTGACGAGGGCGTTGATGCCTTCGTTCGATGGGCTCCAGCCCAGCGTGCGGCGCGTCGTGGCGGCGGCCTCGTAACCCGCAAGCGCCCGCAGCGGCGGGCCGAAGGCCGCCCGCACGAGATTCCTCCAGTAGCCCATCAGAAACCTTTGGTCGTGTAGGTCCGGACGACGCGCGAGCGGGGCCGGACTGGATCGGCCGCCGCCAGGGAGGCTTTCACCTCGGCAATCGCCTTCTTGAGCTCATCCACGCTGCGGTATTCGAGGCTGCGGCCTTCAAGTGTCACGCGCAGCGTGCCGCTCGCGAGCGCCGCCTCGAGCGCCTCGAGTTGAGTTTGCGAGTAGGCCATGGGGTACCCCCGTTAGCGCTTCATCCAGTTCGAACGCACGGTCACGCGGCGCACCGGGCGCGGCTGCGACGGCGCCGCCAGTTCCGGCTGCACGGCACGTGCGGGCAAGAGTTGCTCAAGTTCCCGCCAGTGCTTCTCCGTGAAGCGGTCAATGCCGTAAATGGACGCGGCGGCTCGCGCGTAGACCCGGCAGTCGAGCGCTTCATTGCGCCGGTTGGGAGCCACCACCCAGTGGCCCTTGACCAGACTCTCGGCAGTCAACTGCCGGAAGTATTCTTCCTCGTAGCGCGGGAAGTGGCAATAGCCCGCCGGGAACGGCTCGCCGCTTTCCTTTGCCGGCGGCACGAGGCGCAGGCGGCTGTA